TTAACCTCTAATTCCTCGAGGGTTTCTACCTCTAGTAATAATCCTACCATTAACAGCCATGTCGAAGATGTTGTAGTTTCGTGTATCTACATCATGCTCAATCATCTTCTGTTTAGACTTCTCTTCGTCATCCATTAAGACACGAATGATATCTGTAGAACCTACTAATCTTTGGTAGGTAATACGAGAGGCTTTAACAGCGATGTAGTAAGCGATGGTATGTGGGATATTATCGAAATCTAAGTCCCATGTAGCATCTACCTTATGAGTACTCAATGGATCAAATAGGAAAGTATGGTTTTCTTTATCGTAAACCTTATTATCCTTCATGATTAAATACTTATCACCTGTGGACTCTAGTCTCAACATGTTATTAGGGATAGCGATGTAGCCTGTAGCATCTGCTGTCATAGTCCAATCACTATCTGTATTACAGTTGAGGCCTTCCGTAAGTACTGACCTACGGGTCTCAGTAAGAATTTCTAGGGCTGACTTAGCCTCATAAACATCAACGATGTTCGTTGCAGTAGTCAGTGTCATCTCACCGATTGTTTGTAAACTAATGTTAACTGCTTCTAACTCAGTCATAGAATTTCTCCTTAAAATCAAAAAAAGGGCCCCCTAGAAAATACTAGAGAGCCCTTAATATTACTACTTAGTCATCAGTAGCCATCTTAACAACACAACCGTTGTTTAGAACACCGAAGCCCATAGCGTAAGATGAAGTCATTAGATCACCTAATTTCTCAGGGATGTAATTAACTTCAGACTTAACGTCAAGTAACTTAACAACACCTACAGCGTTCTGTGTGAACATGTAGATATCTGAAGCACCAATGTTATTAGATACTAAGATGTTGTGACCAGCTACCTGGACAACCTTACCTGTATCAATACCACCGTTACCGCTAGTCATATCCTTATGAACTGCACCAGACTGTACTAGACGGTTGTAGTTCTTAGGAGACATAACTACGTTACGATCACCTGGGATATCATCTTCATCCATTGCTGTTTGAGCATCGAATAAAGAAGCTAGGATAGCATCACCTTTAGCACCTGAGCCAGTAATAGCTGCAGTACCGATAGTGATTGAAGCTTGCGCTGCTGGTTGACCTTCGCCACCATTAGTATCACCAGTGTTAGCAGTACCTGCTACACAAGCGTCTAACTGAGCAATTACAGCTACGTCTACAGTCTTAGCGAGTCTACGACCCATCTCTGTAGAGTACTGAGAACGAGTCTCATAGTGCTGCATCGCTTCCTCAAAGTTATCAACGAATACTGAAGCGTACTTAAGATCATCGATCTCGATTACGCGCTCACCAGCATTGATTAAGTTTGGTGTGATGTCTGTACCTGGTACATGAGTATCAACTGCAGAAGCGTACTTGCCGATTACTGCGAATGATGCTGATTTACCAGACTTGATTGTACGAGTTTGCACCTTCGATAAGAAGATGTTTGCTGTCTCGAATGAAGTTAATACTTCACCAGAGAATACTTTGATCGCTAAGTCACGATCTGAGGCACCTGCCGTACGTGAAGTACCGATACCTTGGGATACATTTGAATATGCCATTGTAATTATTCCTTTTATATTTTGTTATGTAGTATTTAGGCTACTACGCTGCCTGTCAGCACACTTAGACTGAGGGTATCCTTCCATAACTACCTCGGTAGCTACTTCAGGGCAACAATATATGTCGTACTATGTAGGGTGTAGTCCAGGTCATGTTAGCCTTGGTACTACATTTGTGTATGGTGGGGAACCTCAAGGGTTTAAATAGAGACAGAGGGAGGGGGGAACTCTAACACCTCTTGGCCTCCCCATAAACTAGAAGTCGCTTAGTGCAACTCTTCGTTGGACCTCAGCTCTATATGCTGGGTCCCTTTGATATTGTGAGTTTGCCATTTCATTCATCATCTCAGCCTTAGACGCGTACCCTCCAGTACGTGTAGTAGACTCGGAGCCTCTGAGTAAATTAGGACCTTTCTCTGCTTTAAATCGAGCAGCAAGTCCTTGTATAGCAAACGCTGATGTAGACTCATTGATGAGGGAGCTATTAAATGCTTCCACCTCACTCTCAGCTAAAGTATCTCTAGCCCAGTCAATCATCTCAGTGTATTCCTGTTCACCACCTACAATCTCATACATATTTTGTATAGTAGATTGTGAGATGGCTTCCTGTCCCGCGATGTAAGCATCCACCATATTGGCTGGGATACCTGCTTCTGCGAGAGCTTCATAGGTTTCTTCAGATAGAGCACCATTCTCTTGGTACTCACCTTCCAAGGCTGAGTAATCTATTCCTGCTTCCGTAGCAATACTCTCCGCCTCTTCCTTCCCTGTCTCAGTCTCAGTATCTTCTTCCGATACCTCTTCTTCCTCAGGACTACCAAGCTTACTCTGTAGATGTTCATAAGCCTTCTCAAGCTCTTCAACGGTTTTATACTTACCCGCTAACATCTTCTCTTGATCTGTTTGTAGCTCACCTTCAGTCTTTGCATCGTTAGCATCCACCTTATCAATCATTGCTTGATCGTGTTGTGCTTGCTGCTCAGACTCAGTTAATACTACTTCTTCACTTTGACTTTCGTTGATTTCTTCGTTTGACATTTTTTACCCTCCACAGGTTTAATTGTTTCTGTTTTCTTTTGTTGCTCAGCATACTGCTTAGCTAACCTCTCTTGAGGGGTCTCTTTCATGACCTCCTCGTACCCTTTTACTAACATACGCCTCCTTAGTTCTTCTGATTTGGAGCACCCATCGCTGCAGCCATCTGCTGAGCCATGCCTCCACCCATCTCTTCACCTGCAGCCTTACCACCTGATTCAGCTGCAGCACCCATACCTTGCTGGGCCATCTGTTGCATCATAGCTTGTTGCTGTTCCATCTGAATCTGCTCTTGAGATTTAATAATACCTGCTGTCTCAATACCTAGTGATGTACCAATCTGTTCGATCACAGCATCTACATTAGTATGTTGAGCAAATATCTCAGGACCTAATAGTTGTTGTAGAGTCTGAGCAAACTGAACTAACTTGTTGTAGTCATGTCCTCTACCCAACGCTTCCACACCTGTAACAATGATTGGTTCTACAAGACCCTCAGGGAACTTAATCTTAGAGGTAATCATCATCAACTTAATTAATGGTAATTGTAGCTCCTGCGTTAGAATGGAATAGATACCTCCAAGAGCATCCTCCAACTCTCCTGCCATAAGTCGAACCTCTTCAGCAGTAACACGTTCAGCGTCACGTCTTGCAGATTCATTGAGTAGGAAAGCACTAGCTAATCTCCTTTGAATATCATTCATAGTCTGATACGCAATGTTCAGATCATGTGACTTATCCATCTGTAGTGTTGATACATCCGCAGCACGACCTTTAACAATCGCACCTGACTCTGCCTTAGCTACTGTAGAAATCTGAGTTGAACCTACTGGATCTACAAAGAATAGTACCTTAGCGGCCGCAGCCGATGCTTCTACAATACTCATAGAGAGTGCCTCAAGAGAACGCAAGTCACCAATGTATTGTTCCACTAAGCCTCGGCCGTAGTCCTCATTGTGAATTGATGTCCATCTTAAAGGCATGTAAGGAAGATTCTTTTCTGCGTAGGTACCACGAGTCCCTGGGATTTCTTGCTCCAAGGCCTCTTGATATACATCGTACTTAGTTCCATTCCATTTGATACATGTAAACAGGTCAATATCTTTATCTTCTGATCCTGTAGTATCTAATCCCTCGGGTAGGTCATCTTGACGAACCTGCTCTCGTGTCAGTATTTCTTTTATTGTCCCCTCAGGGCTACGCTTAACTACATATGAATTCAAATTGAATACACGAGTACCATCGTTTTTATCACGATATATTAAGGCATTACCTGTAGCTACTAATAGCTTTAGGGCTTCAAATACTGGAACACGAAGGGCCTCCCTTTCGATTTGTGCTGCTAGACCACGCTCAAGATCACCTAAGCGTTCCTGAACTTCAGCCATAGCACCAGGCTGTTTCTCCTCAAGTTCCATCATGGCCAACTTATCTGGCACAAAACGGAAGAAAGGAGCATTAGGCGGAAGTAGACTTAGCAATAACTTACTCGCTAAGTTGTTAACCGCACGCGCACCCAATGATTGGTATGGCGTAGATAGGGCCACCTCCTCGGTATGTGAGTCTTGAACGAGTAGAGAAGGGATAGTCAGCTCAGCACATTGTCGGGCTCTATCAATAACAGTACTTCTGGCACCGTCAAGTTTTGTCCAACGGGTCTTGAGGCTATACTTATCCATTTCCATTTAACTACTCCTAGTATGAACTACCTGTCTGTACTGCTTTCTTAGCTACTGTTTTAGTAAGAGGGATTTGTAACTTTCTCTTACCCTTAGCTAAGCCTTTTAATTTCTTACGTGCATCTGCATCGTCACCACCTGGCTGGAACTCAGCCTGTTGAACAGGTGCAGTAGGCGCGGGCGGTGGTGTTGGTTTTGGTGAACTTGAGCCAAATAAATTACCCATTAGTCTTCTCCTTTTTCTAATCGTTTTAAATAACGGATCAACTCAATGACACCGTGTTGTCTACCTTGTTCGTAAGCACTCTTCTCTCTAGTATCTACACGATCTGGGTAATCTTCTTCTAGCTGCCTCAATAAATCCAAGGACTTTACTGGTAAATCTTCCATATCCCCTCCAGAGGTCAGTATTCTAGGGGCGTACTCCTAAACGCAAAAAACCCGCTAGGCCTTACGCTTCGCGGGTTCTGGGGTTTTCTTAAGTTTGTGCTGCACCCATCGCCAGACGGGGTATTTCTCTGTCCCTAATTTGACTAGGACCATCCCCACTCCCCTGACATACCTCCAGCTGAGTAGTCAGTAACAGTACCCTCGAAGAAGTTCTTAAAGGAATCACCTGCTACAATCCACTCTACCCAAGGAAGGGGATTCTCTTTGACACCCCAGTTAGGTTTCAGCCCTAGCATTAAGAGCCTCCTGTCCGCCAAGTGTCTAATATATTCTTTAACTTCAGCTTTAGCGAGACCTTCCACACTGCCCAGTTCGTATGCCAAATCAATAACTTTATCCTCCAGGGACACCGCCACCCTGAACATTTCGTAAATCTCTTTCTTGAACTCATCTGTTACCACCCTTGGATGTTCGTTACAAAACTCTCTAAATAGACGAGACATACCTTGTACATGTAAGCTCTCATCTCTAATCGACCACTCCACTACCTCACACATCCCCTTCATCTTACCTCTGCGTTGGTAGTTCAGTAGCATTGCGAATGCGGAGAACAAGGACATCCCTTCATTACAACAGGTCTGAGCTAAAGCCTTAGCTAATCCGTGTAGTGTAGATGTATCATTGTCCTGCATAAACTCTACCTTATCTACCATCGCTTGGTAATCTAGGAAGGCTGTGTACTCACTATCAGGTAGACCGAGAGTATCATTCAGTAGGGCATAAGCTCTCTGATGTGTACCTTCCCTCGATGCAAAGGACATCAACATATTCCTAACTTCATGGTTACGAAACTTAGGGATGAACAGGTCACAGTAGTTCTGACCTACCTGCACATCTGATTGTGTGAAGAGGCGTAGTATCTGAGTGATATGACTCTTCTCTTTATCTGTAATCTTACCCCTCTTCCACTGGTCTACATCCTCTTGTAGCTTAACCTCCCATGTACCCCAATGAGTTTTCTCATGTTCCTCAGCAAGCTCCATAGCCCACTGATGATTGAAAGGTTTGTAGGCTTGCGCCTCATCCATTACCCCTGGCAACTCAGACATTCCTCCTCCTCCTTAAATGAATTTAGTTTAACTCTCTCTACTTTCCTACCTACCTGCTCAGCAGTCGTACTACTATTAGTTCTTAGGTAGTACAACCCCTTCAACTTCTCTCTCCAAGCTTTAATGTGTACACTATTCACATAGCTCTTATCACTACCACTCGGGAAGAATAGGTTAACACTCTGTCCTTGGCATATGAAAGGTTGACGTTTCGCTGCATGTTCTACAACCCAGTGCTGATCTAACTCAAAGGCTGTCTTGTATACATCCTTCTCCCACTCACTTAGGTAGTCTAGTTGTTGAACACTACCCTCATGATGGATTATGTTTCGCCACTCCTTCTCCAACCACTCTTTATCCTTACCTAGTCG